AGAACTTTCTAGACAGTGGGATGCTAAAATGGAAGAAGGTTATGGCATGATGAAAGGGTATTCTAAAGGTGGAGAGGTAAAGGCACCAAGAATGCAGAAAGGTGCTATGGCATATGATGGTCCTAACAAGGCAGCAAGTGAAGCAAAGGATAGAATCCTTGCTAAAACTAAGGCAAAACGCGAAGCAATGAAAAAGTAATGTTATCTTTCAAACACCTATCTGAAAAGAAAACTAAAATTAAACTAAATCCTAAGAAGGAGGATGTCATGGAGGGAGATAAAACTCTCAACCATGGCGAAGATTGCGGGTGCATGAAATGCGACAAAAAACGTCGCAAGGATGAACTTGGCGATGAAAAATCAGTATCTACCGAACAAAAAATTTATGACAGTAACGAAGAAGTCTCAGAAGAAAGCACAGAAAGCAATGCTCAAAGCGATAACTCTGAAACGAACTTCCTAACCTTCAATCAATTTCATGAAGGATCATCTTATGGATTATATAAAGGATCAGGTAAACCATCAGGTCCTATGGCTGCCTTTGCCAAACCAACTAAACCTAACCCTAAAGCAAAAAAACAGAGAGTAAAGAATGTAGGTGTAGGTGAAGAGACTAAGTATGAAGTCATGAGTAAAGAAAAGTATAAGAATACTCATAAAGACTTCAAGGGTGGCACTAAGAAAGAACCTAGGGTATCAGTTTACGATCCCGAAAAGAAAGCAACAGTATCAAGACTTGTCAAGTTTAGTGAGATGAGAGGTCCTCAGTTTGCAGACCTTAGTCACATGCAGACACCAGAGCAAAAGAAAGCAGCAGATGAAAGATTAAAAAAATTTACAGCAAATACCTATCGTGAAGTAATGAAAAGGGAGAAGGAAAAGAAGAAAGAAGTAAAAGAAGAAAAGCATAGAGATGCTGCACTTGACGCTGTAAAGAAATCAATCATTGCCCAGTATGGTAAAGGTGCTATCATGAGAAAGGGTAGCAATCAACAGAAGAAAGTCAGAGGTGCTAAGTCTACTGCAGGAACTGGTAAGTATAAGAAGATGGCAGATCAGAAAAAGCAAACTGCTGCAGACGCTAAGAAGCGTGGGTTTAAGTCTGTTCAGAACTACACTGATACTATGGCACGTTATGGTGGTAAAGATAATTACGACAAGGGTAGAGGATTAGGGTCATGAGCACACCTCTTGACCTATCTCATTGCCCTGATGGTCAGTATTATTGCTTTGATGATAGAAAATGCAAACCAATACCTAAAGGTATGTCAGTAGGAAAGAATGGTATGTTGGTCAAAGAAACAACAGAGTTAAAGAACGAAATAATTGCGAAAGCACAGAAAAAACATACTATGGCAAAGTCAAAAAAATTCAAGGATGTCATGGCAAAAGGAAAAGAAGCAAAAGATAAGTTATATAAGACTACTAGAGAAAAAGGCGTACGTTTCTATGACAAGAAAGGTTCTGGTTACATGAAGGACGGTAAGAAAAAATACGATTGATAGCCTATATACTGTGTAATTACATATTAAGATCATGATTGGTAATTTTTTAATGCCACTGGCATACAAGGTAATCGATTCTGCTGTCAAAAAAATCCCTGATGATGCAGAACTCGGAGAGAAACTAATCGATATTTGTTTATTGATTATTGGCAAGGCAGTGAAACTCACTAAGACGACCGCTGACGACGCTTTATTTGAAAAAGTAAAGGAAGCACTTGCTGCTAAATAAGTAGCGTTTGCGACCCTTTTAGAGGGGTCTCAGAGACCCCTTTTTTTATAAATAACTACAGGAAAAAACAGAATTTTAGGAGCATAACCATGGCACTTTACGGTGTAACTGATGCAGACGAATCTAAGCCAAAGTGGGCTGTGAGAGGGAGCGGTGTAGACCCCCAAAATATCTTTGCAACCGCTGATGGTTGGGTTCTTCGTCATTACAAGAATGCCGCGAAGACAAAGTTTTGGGACGAAATTTTAGTCTCAGTTGATGGTCTTGTAGGTGCAGGTTCTCGTGGAACCAATACCTTGGGTGGTGCAGATATTACTGCAGTATTCTTTGAAGAGACAGGTTATGCAGGTGGAGCAACAGGTTCTGTTGTTGTCATCTATAACGAACAGGTTAACGTCACAAACGGTGCGACTCTAGTCGTTAGAAACACTACTGATTCTGCTAACATTACTGCAACTGCTGCAGCACAAACAGGAGTAAACCGTGTTGAGTTTACATTTACTGCTGCTGCAACTGGTAAAGCACACGCTATCCAAGCACAAACAATCTCTGGAACGATCGTTGACTCAACAGGTGGCGCAACATCTGATAAGGCATTCGTAGCTGGAGACGTAGTTGGTGCAGGTGGATCTGGATCTACTGCAACATTTACTGCAAGTTAACTAACATATGAAATTTGACGAACTAAATGAGGATACATTCCTCATGTTCGCCATTAAGCATTATGAAAATCCTCACTGTGTGACTAGAGAGGATTTTGATGAAGATTTAAAACGCTTCAAGTATCTTAAAAGACTCTTGAAGCGTTATGTGAGAAGAGGTCCATTAAGGATTCATCTCGTCATCAATCATATAATCATCTTATATAATGTTTTTGGTGAAGCAGCAACTCCTCTTCTCTTCTTTAAATTAGAAAGAGAATATTGGAGTTTAATAAAGACTCTACTGATCTATTTGAATAAATATCCAGTAGGGATGCTTCCAGACTTGGAAACAGACCCCGATTTAGAAGAAGAACTTAAACAGGTATAGGCTATGATGACAGCAGGAACAGGCGGATTTAGTGGTAGCGCAGCTGCCAAAGGTCCTGTTGCGGGTTTTGATCCTGTCATGAAGATGAGAGGTAAACTTAAAAAAATTAAGGCACAAAAATCTAGTTGCTGTGAAGAAACAGATAGAGTAAACCCTCAAGGTCCTTCTAGATTATTCCAATACAAGATTAACGTACCTGAGGTTGGTGAAACAATCGTGTTTGCTAATAGTCCTGCCGAACTCAGGATGAAATTAAGGATGGCAATCATGCCTAAGTATAGGTCTGGTATTAATATTGAAAGAATCATGCCTGGTGGTGCTGCTAAATTCTTCATGGACAAGAGAATGAAGCACATGAAGAATGTGAAGGAAGAGTCTGAACTAAAGAAAGCAAATATAAACTATAAGACTACTAAGAGCGGTGGTAAGACAACTCATCATGTCAATAAGAATGACGAGGCAGATGCACAAGCAGCGATGAAGAATGATCCAAAATACATTCTTGGTAAGACTAGAGTAAAACCTGTCAAAGAATCTGCGGGTGATCAGCAGATGAAAAATCAAATGAATCAGCAAAAGATTCAGAACATGAAAAAGAAAGTCATGTTAAAAAAGCAAGAATTACAAAAACAATTACAACTAAAAACACAACAACTTAAAAAACAAGCAAGGACTGGAGTAGAACAAGACGCAACAAGGTAATGTCTGACCTTAACACCGCTATAATAGAGAGACTCGAAAAAGTAGTTGATTCATTGCAGGAGAACTCTGTAAAAATGGGTCAACTTCTTGCTGTGCATAATGAGAAGTTAGATAAGCAAGACAAAATCGACCAAGTTTTGTTTGAAAAGGTTGATAGATTGCATGCAGATATTAATAGAGAGACAGAACAGATAAAGAAAGGTTGTGAAAGAGACATCCGTAAGATAGATGATCGTCTAAGGTTGATGGAAAAGAAAATGTGGACTATATTTGGAGCAGTTTCAATCGTAACGTTCCTTGTTTCAGCACCAGGACAGCAAGTTTTGAAGCAGTTGACAAACAATCAAAATACTAGTATGATAACGACAGAGATTATTAGGTCTACTTGATTGACAATTTTTATGCGAACCTACTCTCTGCTCGTCTTGACAGATTTAAGCAGGTCAAGAACGGGACGTACAACTTTAGGTGTCCCTATTGCGGTGACTCCCAAAAACGTAAGAATAAAGCACGAGGTTACTTCTTCACTAAGAAGAGTGGTCTCGTTTTTAAGTGCCATAACTGCGGTGTAGGCAGATCGTTTGGTAACTTTCTAAAGGAACAAGCGAATGACCTTCATGATGAATACATCATGGAGAGATACAAAGCAGGTCTTACTGGTAAAGGTACGAATGTAGCAGATCCTGAGTTTAATTATCAAAAACCAATATTCAAAAAGAAGGGAGAACTACAAAGTATTTCAGAGCTAAATACTTCGCACTCAGCATTAGCATACTTAACCAAACGTGGTATACCGAGGAAACATTTCTCGAATTTATACTATGTCGATGAGTTTTGCACATGGGTTAACACACAGAAACCGACCTTCCGAAATGTCACAAAGGATCACCCAAGGATTATTATCCCTTTTGTTGATGAAAATGGAGAATGGTTTGGATTTCAAGGGAGGTCTCTGAATCCCAACGATAAACTTAGGTATATAACTATCATGTTGGATGAAGATCGAATCAAGGTTTATGGTCTTGATCGTATCAACTTCAACAAGACCGTGTATATTACTGAAGGTCCCTTCGATAGTCTTTTTATCGACAATGCAATTGCTATGGCAGGTGCTGATGTTGATTGGAAACTAATAGATGGAAAAGAGGCAGTCTTTGTTTACGATAATGAAAAACGTAGTAAAGAAATTGTTAACCGTATTGAGAAAGCAATTGATAAAGGATATGAAGTAGTAATCTGGCCAAGTAGTCTCAAAGAGAAAGATCTAAATGATATGTTCTCTTCTGGACACGACGTGCAATCTATGGTAGAATTTAATACTTACCAAGGATTAGAAGCAAAAATTAAATTAACCGAATGGAAAAAGGTATGATTAGTCCAAGGACACCCAAACCAATCAACGTCACAAAAAGAGAAGGAACAAAAACACCCTTAGACCTTAATAAGGTTCATAAGATGGTAGAACTTGCCTGTGAAGGTCTTGCAGGGGTCTCTGAATCTGCTGTAGAGATTAACAGTGGTCTTCAATTTTTTGACGGAATTAAGACAGCAGACATTCAAGAAATTCTTATTCGTTCAGCGAATGATCTGATCTCTCTTGATCATCCTAACTATCAGTATGTTGCTGCAAGATTGCTGCTGTTCGGTCTTAGAAAGGCAGTGTATAACGGTCACCCTGATGGTCATCCTCCTTTACTTGAACATGTCAAGAAGTGTATAGACAAAGGTGTGTATGATAGCAGTATTGTTTCCAAATATACTGAAGAAGAATGGGAAAAACTGAATAGTTATATTGATCACGATAGAGATTATTTGTTTACATATGCAGGTATTCGTCAGGTAGTCGATAAATATCTCGTACAAGATCGTTCATCAGGAGAAGTATACGAAACTCCACAGTTCATGTACATGATGGTGGCGATTACTCTCTTCCAAGACGATGATAAATTTTATCGCTTGGAGTATGTAAGAAAATACTATGACGCAATCTCAAAACACAGACTCAACATTCCAACGCCGATTATGGGAGGAGTGCGTACGCCACTCAGACAATTTGCAAGCTGTGTTCTTGTTGATGTTGATGACACCCTCGATAGCATTTTTAGCAGTGACATGGCTATTGGCAAGTATGTTGCACAAAGGGCGGGTATCGGTATCAACGCGGGTAGAATCCGTGGCATCAACAGCAAAATCCGTAGCGGAGAAGTACAACACACAGGTGTTGTACCTTTCCTCAAAAAGTTTGAAAGTACTGTCAGATGCTGCACTCAGAATGGCATTAGAGGTGGATCAGCGACTGTCCACTTCCCCATCTGGCACCAAGAAATAGAAGATATCATTGTTCTAAAGAACAATAAAGGAACAGAAGACAACAGAGTAAGGAAACTAGACTATAGTATTCAAATTAGTCAGTTGTTTTATCAAAGATTCATTGATGATCGCAGCATTTCTTTGTTTAGTCCACATGATGTGCCAGGTTTATACGAA